ATCTTTCTTCAATAATTTTAATAGTTTGAAAAGTAACCGCAAAGTCAGCACCTTTGTTAACTTGAAGTGTAGTAACGTCTTCTGCATTACCTTCTCTTATTGCACCGTTTGGACTTTCAGATAAAGTTTTAAGTCTTGTACTTCCATTTGGTTTTACTAAAAATAATACTTTACTAGCTGCTGCTGACCCCTCAACAATTGCTCTGTATAATGCCTCCAAACTACGAAGGTCACCGATATATTCCTCAATAAATCCTCTACCGTAATCAGCATTATCAATAGAAGTATATCTCAGTGGTATAAATGCGTTCTTATCTAAAGGGTAACTACCAATAGAAGATGGTATTGTTTTCTCATTTATTTCTTGATGAACTTCCCATTTCTTACCGTTGTAAGATTTTTTAACACAAGTATAAATTTCACAAGTATTGTCATAGCCTTCTTTATTTTTATCCCCGTCTATTAATTCTCTTTGTTCTTCTGTTAAAGAGCTGGGTGAAACCATATCTTTTGTAATTATCTCTAAAATATTACCTACACCGTCTCTCTTAACGACATATCTATCTAAATGGTAAACTTTTATTTTTAATTCAGGAGTAATATAAAGTAAAACATTACCGCAAATCAAAAGATGTTTTAAACCTTCAAATAAAGCAGTTCTGAAATTATTAACTTCCATTTCATTCATAACAACTCGTTCAATTGAACCCATTGCTTTTTCAAATTCGCCCTTCATATCATCTCGTCCTGATAATTCAGATAAAGTAAACTCGTCAAGAGTTAGTCTAAAGAAAGGTTGATTAGGGGGAAGTAGAGCTAGAAGTAGCTTTGAAGATAAGTTGTTGACACCTCTTGCACCAATACCTTGATACGGAGTGTATAAAACTGTGTGACCTGTGTGGTGTTCTCTAGGCATTATAGAGGGGATTGTAAATTCTGCACTATCCCTTGCTCTATCAAGGTAAGGATCTCTAATAGCCTCTAATGTACTGTACCTTGATTTAGCTGTCGTATAATTTGCCATGATCTACTAAGGTATGTTTGCTCCAGATCCACTTGATCCAACCCCAATTTGTAAAGGTATTCTTAAAGCTGATTTTCCTCTTTTCTTAGAATAACTCACATCACTTGATGTGTTTACTTGAGGTGCTTTAGGTGCCTTTTCTCGCAATCTAACATTACTAGCGTTAACTTCTGTCGCTGGCATCGCTGGTGGCGGTGGTGGTGGTGGTGGCTTGGGTCTACTTGGTGGGCACATTTATTTAATATCTCCTACTATTATTTCTTTTAATATATTTTCATCTTTGTCGGATAAAAGTTGTTTTAAGTGGGAAACCACACTTGATTGACCTGCCTTAAACCATACTTGTCTTTCAGTATCTTTTAAATCAGGGGATTTATTAGGGAATTGTTTATCTAAATAATCTAATAACTCTTGATTAATCATATTTTGTTTCCAAGAGTGCAACTATTTAGCTTTAATCTTTAGGGGAATGGGTACTACCGTTAGTACATTTTTGGTGGGAATGACCATAGTATTACCTCCTTCTGAGATAACAAACTTGCCATTTTTAACGTCAGTTGTAAAATCTGAAGCTAATATAAAAGAGTTTTCATTCTTCTCCACGAGAAATCCAACACTTAAACATATAGTAGGTAACATCTGTTCTATATAACTTAACTCATTCCAAGATGAATCTGAGTTTGCATCTTCCCACAAACAAAGTACAAACTTATACTTCGGTGGGTTTGTTGACAACCACTGTAGTAGTTGTTTGAGTAGTTTCTTCATTTTTAGTTACCTCATTTTCAAATGTCTTATCAACATTTGGGTTAGTATTTTCTTTTACTTTTTCCTCTGGTAATGGTTCAATAGGTAATTCTTCTAGTGTAGATCTAGAAGTGCTTTCCCCAATTATTTTATAAGTAGCGTTTATTGTAGGAGGAAATTTATTTTCTGTATCTGGTGTACGGGCGTAAAAGACATCTTCATAAAGAATATCTGCGTTTATCCAAGTTTTCTTTTTCCATTTCTTTACAACACTCATTTTTTATCCTTTAGTTTTAATTTCTCTAATTCACAATAATGTATAATTTTATCTAAATCTTGAATTGCACTTCCTTTAAATAAATACCTACAAACATATTTTACGACACACCCTTGAAAAAACGTAAGATTGTTTTTTGAAATAAATTCGTAAGGTTGAATAAAAAACTTTTTATAATGGGATCCACCAACTTGTCTGTCTTGGGGAAAAGTATCTTTAAATAAATCTTTATTTGTCATCGCCACTCCATAGTTTAGGTTCTTTCTTTTTAAAATCGTAATCAGTATTTCTTAAAATACGAGCTACACGAGCTTGTGTTAAGGCATCTTCTTCTGTTAGACCTTGCTCTACAAAACAAGACTTAACGACTTTCCACAAATTCTTTTTTCTTAGGAATGTTTTTTTAGTTTTAACTTCACCGTAAGAAGGACAGCCTTTATAATTATCAACTGAATCTCCTACTAAAGTTTGATAATAAAAATTATAATCAGCTTGTTTTTTAGTAATTGCATAGAATTCTTTTAATTGAGGATTATAATGTAATCCTGCAATTTGATTTAAATCTTTATCAATACTACAAATTATTTTATTACCTTTAATAACATCAGCTGTTCCAAGTATTCCTAAAATATCATCAGCTTCTAATCTAGGTCTAACATATCCATTAAACTTTTTATAAATATAATCTCTACAAAATTTTAAAGTAATAGGTTTTCTTTGTTTAGTTCTGTTTAATTTATAATCTGGAAATATATCTTTTCTAAAATTATCTTTATCACTTAATGCTGATATAAATTCTTTACACTGAGTGTCATGTATTAGTGTTTGATAAGCGTCTTCAATTTTTCTAATACAATCTTTTTCATCAGAGTGTAATGTCCATATAGCTTCATCGTCATCGCCCCATCTAATAGGTTCTTCACTTGAAAAAGCTACTTGATAAGCAATAACATCAGCGTCTATTAATAGTGTGCTCATGCGTTTCCTTTTGGTTTTATTTTATTTAAATTAACGTGAATAACATTACCGTCACGATTTTTTATTTTTCCTCTAAAATCGTTTTCATCAAACTCTTTTTCTACGGCTTCTGTTAACGGTAGAGTACCTAGTAAAGCACCATGAGTTTCTACTGTTTTTAAAAATCCAGACAATATAGATCCCACTTGAACAGCAGGGCTATTAACCATATCTTCTGGAGTTTCAGTATCGGTGTACTTTTCAAAAATACTGTATTCTATTTTATCTTTGTCATCTTTCTTATCGTGTAAAACTATTATAACTTGCATTTCATATCCTTTAATTTATTCCACCAAGCATCTGCAATTTCATACAAAGTATTTGGTGATTTTATTTTTCCTTTAGTTGAGTTACATGAATGACAAATGATCCATATGTTATTAATTTCGTAACCTTTAGTTGGATCTAAACGATCTACTGAGGGAGAATTAGATTGATCTCCTTGTGGTTTTAATATCCGTTTACAACAAGGACAATGACTAGGAGTAATTTTAATTAACTCGTCAATACTCAAACCACAATCGTGTCCTTGTCTAATCCGTTGGTTGCATAAAGCATTGGAAGCCCATTTTCTCCATTTAGGATTAGTGGGTTTCAGCCCAATTTTTACCGACACGGTATTCAGCTCCTAAAGGTACCCTTAAGTTGAAATGCTCCCCTGCCTCTTTAATACTTTCTACTGATAATTTACCCACATCATCAGCAACATCTGGTCTTGCTTCGATTTGAAATTCATCATGTATGTTTGCCACAACAAATGCGTCTATATCTTTTAATTTATCCCAAAGAATAACTAATGCTTTTTTCATTATGATAGCTGCACAACTTTGATTCAAAGCATTTAAAGCTGAGTGTTGTGATCTAATAGTTAATATTCTTTTATCTATAGCAACTAAATAACCTTTAGTTTCTACCTTGTGAAATATATCTGATTTAATTTCATATAAGAAAGGTAATACTTTATAGAATTTTTCTAATACAATTTTAGCTTCTTGCATATCGCAATCTAATATTTCAGAAACCCTACGAGCACTTGCTCCATAAAGAACTGCATAAAGTATTGTCTTTGCAAGTGATCTTTCTTTTAAACCTAAATTCTTTTGGTTGTAAGTGTGTATGTCGCCATTGAGAATAAGATCTACATACTCTTTACCACCCGTGTAGTTATAAATATAGTGACCTAAACTTCTTGCTTCAATTCCACTTGCGTCTGCACCTACGAGTACATAACCTTTACTTGGTATAAATAATTCTCTACATTCTTTTCCGTAAGGTGAATTAATACTAGGTACTTGTTGTAAGTTAGGACTACGACAAGACATTCTTCCTGTTGTAATATTTGTAATATAACTTGTATGTACTCTTCCATCTTTAACAACTTTTAACCAAGCGTTCTTACCATCACTTAACATTCCTAATCTTTTTTCAATTAATAAGTATTCATTAAGTTCTTTAGCTTCTGGATAATCTAAATGTCCTAAAACTTCTTCATCAACAATAGGTAATCCTGTTTCAGAAAACTTTTTAGGTTTCCAATTTCTCAATTCAATTAGTCTATTAGATATTTGCTGACGACTTGAAGGATTAAACTTCATTGTTTTAGATTTTCTAATAGCAACACCTTTTTTATATCCAAGTTTTTTATTATTAACTTTAGGAATAAACTCTCCTAAATCCACTTGCCAATCTGGTATTCTATTTTCTAAACTTAATTTAAGATCATGTGATCTTCCTAAAAGTTTTGAGTGAAGATCCTGTGCTTTAGATACGTCAAATCCAAAACCTTTATCTTCTTGAAGTTTTAAAATGTTAGCTACTTCATGTTCTAACTCTACACTCTCTTTACTAAAACCTTTTTCAATTAATTTTTTATAAAGTAACGATGTTAATTTTACATCTTGAACACAGTAATCTAACATATCTTGATTAAAGTTTAAAAAGTCGTTAATCTCTGCGTAATCTCCTTTATAAAACTTAAGTCTTTGTCCCCAAGCTTTTAAACTGTGTCTTCCTACTACGGACTTATCTATGTGATTGTTAGCTAACAATTTAAAGTCTACGCTATTCGCAATGTCAGGGTAGATAAGGCGACTTAAACATAGAGTGTCGTGTACTAACTCGGGATTGTGAGTGTAGTTATACAAACGCTTAAGTACAGGGAGGTCATACTTTATTACATTATGTCCCACGATTAAGTTGTCAGCTAACATATCAATACCTTTCGGTATATCTCGTCCGATGAACGAAATTTCTTTTCCATCTTTTTGTAAAACTAGACAATGGACTTTTGTTGGATTAAAGCCGTCAGTTTCTATATCAAAAATTATTGGAGTTTTCATATTCTTGTAACCTTCCTGTGTCCGAGTTATATTGTAATACTGTTGCAACACCTGTAATTCCTGCAAACCTATTTTTTAAAATTCTTACAGTTGTCTTTTTAGAATCTGCAACATCTGAAACTGATCTTTCACAGCCAATGCAAATGTCAGTTAGTTGCCCAATTGAACCCGATCCCCTAAGTTGTCCAAGTGATGTTTGTAATCCATCTGTGTGGTCTTTATCTCCTTGCGGTCGTTTTAGGTGGCTCACCAAGATCACGCCTATATTTAATTGCTCTGTTAAACCTCTAAGTCTAGTCATTAACAAATCAATTGTTTTTCTTTCATCATTAGATTCTAAACCACTAACAATAATTGATATGTGATCTATAAATAAATATTCTATGTCTAAAGCTTTTGCGAAATATTTTATTTTATTAATTATTGTGTCTTGCTCAACAGATCCCCAATGGTCATAGAGGAATACATTACCATTACCTATAGTTTCTTTATAAGCATTTTCTAATTCTTCTTCTGTAACATTTGATCTATCAATATGAATAGGTTTATTTAAATGTAATCCTATAATTCCTTCGCAAGTTCTTTTTAAACTTTCTTCAAGAGATATAATTCCTATTCGTTTTTCTTTTTTAATTAAATCGTAAGCAATTTCTTTTGTCATTAACGATTTACCAATTCCAGAACCACCACATATAGTTACAATTTCTCTTTTTCTAATACCAAAAAGTTTTTTGTTAAGACCATCATAAGGATAAAAAGCTGTAGCTTTAGCGTCTTCTTGTTTAATAACTTCCCAAAGTTCTTCGCCTGCAACTACACCATCTGGTCTATGAGTTTTTGCTTCCCACATAGCTTTAATTACCTCTGCTCCAAAGCCGTTAACTAACATTTCGTTAACATCTTTAAGTTCAAAGTTTGCAATTTTAGCTTTACCAATAGTTAAAAGTTCAGCACATTTCTTAGCCGCCTCTTGACCTGCATCATCTTGGTCAAAGAAAAATATTACCTGTTCAAAATTTTCGATCCATTCAAGTTGTTTCTTTAACGACTTAACTGCCCCGTTAACACCATTAGGTATTCCACAAACAGGATATTTGTGATTAAATAATTGAGAAAGTGAAAGGCTGTCTATCTCCCCCTCACAAATACACAAAATCTTACCTTTGGTACCCCATAAGTTTTGACCGTACAAAGTAGCTTGGCTTATATCTCCTCTTGTCTTAAATTCTTTGTTAGCAAATCTAAGTTTTTGAAATACAGGTTTCTTTGCTTTATCGTAATAAGTGGCAACTTGAACAGGCTTACCATCTACTTCCGCAAGTTTGTAATTCCATTTTTTACAAGTTTCCAAAGATAACTTACGTTTGGATAAAGCAGTGGCTTGACCTTGTAGTAAATCACCAAAATATACATCTTTAGATATTGTAGTATTGTTGCCATTACCAATAGTAGTAGAGCAAACGAAACAATGGGTATGACCATCAGAATAGAGAGCCATTCCGTCACTAGATGAACAGGACGTGCAAGGCATATGTTTAATAAATTCAGAATCTTGTTCATTGTTCATACCCCACCTCTTGCTTTATTAAGTCTATCTTCTATGTAATCTTCAAATCTTTTATTAGCTTCATTGAGTTTAGAATTAAGAACACCATTCATTTTTCTATGCCCTTCTTCTATCTCGTTAAGATTTTTTATATGAGCATACAAAGCTAAATTCTTTTCAACCATGCTGCTTAATTTAGTTTCTAAAACTTCTACTCTTTTTTCTAAATCGTTATCACCTCTATCATCAATCGTTAAACTCATGCTTCCCTCCCTTATTATTTTATTTATTAAAAATCCAATCTTGTGGAATTAGTTTGTCAGAATATTTAAACCCATACTTAACGCACCAATCTCCGTAACTCGTCTTGCTTCCTTTGTAGATACGGTTTCTAGAGTTTCCAAAGACAAACCTAATGTCTAGATTTGGCTGTTGCTCTTTAACGAGTAAATGTTTTTTTCTATCTTCTCTTTTAAAGAAACCTTTAATTTCGATAAGCACTCCATTATCTAATTCAATATCTGGTGTGTACTTATGTTTTGTAGAGGGCTTAAAGTAATCAACAACCCGTTCTTCATACTTAAAAGAAATTTTACGATCTTTTAGATTATTAATAACGGTTTCTTCAAGCCCACTACGGTATTTAGAAGTCCGTTTCTTGTGAAACGGGTACTTCTTTTTTCCCACTCGGTACATTGGAAACTTTCTCTTCGCCAAAACCATAATCAAAATTGTCTTCTGTAGTTTCTGAGTTGGTTTCAGACTTAGTTGATACAATTTCAATTAACTGCACAGCTTTTAATCTTAAACCAACACCTACGCCTTGTAGATTGTTAGCCCAAGAAAAAGCTTGAAAAGCGATCTTCATTTTACTCCCCGTATAAACAGGTTGCGTTTCCGCAATTGTTTTATCGGCATTGTAAATCTTTGGTCTTTGCTCAAAGTCAGTTCCGTTTTTCATTGTTACTTTAGGTTTAAGTTTAAACTTAAACTCTATTCCACCACCTTTTAAAACTTTGTACTGTGTGTGAGGTGCTCTTCTATCTGTGTTCTCAGTTTTTTGCCGAGCAGTCAAAGTTTCCTCGTAAAGTTTTACTAATGGCTTTGCGTCTTCATCAGTTAGAACTAATTTTACTGTGTATACTCCGTCTGGTTTTTCAAACTGTGTATCTGGTGTAAAAATATAGGGGTATTGCCCAATTCCAACAGGTGTCGTGTGTATTGCTTTTTCGTTTATCATATTTATGTTTACCTCCAAGAGTGGTTATGTTGTTGTTATCCTTTGTGAGAATATCTCGCTATCGCAACTATATAGTTAAATTTTTGCACAGTTCCCTAAGCTTAAAGATTGTGGGTATTTACTAACCCATTTAGCATAAGTCTTACAAAACTCCTCAAATTGAGTAGTTGTCGATTTGTCAGATGTATAACTATTAAAATTTATAAAGACTGAAAATAAAAATATAGCTAATATATATTTAGTCATGCCTTCTCCATTCATAGTATTTTTCTTTCTTGTTCATAATGACATTCATAGATTTAACGTCTCTCTTTTTAGGGTAAATGTATGCAACTATGCCTTTATCTATTTCTTTAAGTTCATAGCCCGCACCTAACTCTATTCTGTTAGCTACTCTAAAATCATCTTCATTAGGTTCATACAGTTCGCCTTTTATTGAGTAGTTGTTTTCCATTTTGAAAACAAATGGGTACCAAAAACCCGTCATAGAATAACCTTTAGATTTAGTAGTATATTCACCTATAAATTTACTTTTCTTTAAAACATAATCTAGATGTCCTCCTTTTTTTAGTGATCCGTATACAAATAATTTTTTTGTCATTTATCCCTTTCTATTATTATATTAGTATTGAAAGTGCAACTATTTAGCTAAAAAAATAGCTACTGTTTGCAATTTCATTAATGTTTAAATTCCCTCGTTCTGGTGGGGAAGTTAAACGACTTTTATATGGTTCGGGTAGCTGGGCTTCCCAATCTTTATATAAAATTTCTAAATAGTCTTCGCTAAACAAATCAATAACTACTTTTCTTATAATTTTATTTAACTGATCTATTCTATTTGGTGTTGTTGCAAAACTATCATGTACCATTAATAAATTATTAATTGGTTCATCTGCATTTTTACAATACAACGCAACACCTTGAACGATAGCAGCATCTAAGCTATGAACTATGTTGGGAGAAATTGATGACGAGTATTTTCTAGAATTTTTCTTATTAATTTCCCGTCTATAAGTTGTGTAAACTAACGATCCCGCAATTGTTGTTTTAACTTTAAATGGTACATCATATCTATAATCCATTTCCACAGGAAAATTCATAGGTGTAGTCCACTTCATCGTTAAGTTTGCTTTAGCAAAAAGTTTGGCACATTCTTGAAACCATTTCATAAGCTGTGCTTCAAGTTCAACTTCTTCTTCCATTTTATCCCAAACAATTTTAGCTAGCCAACGACAATCTTTAAAACCGTCATCTGCTAATACTTTCTTCTTGGGATTAAACTCACATATACTTTTGTATTCATCAAATATTTGTTGCCTAGCACCGTATTGCTTTAATGAATAAACATACGTCATTATGTTTCTTTTCACGATTTTTCTGTTAATACCAAACTGCAACCAACGGTTAGCTTCTTTAATACCCTCGCCCGCTTGTGTGTTAGTTTCAGTATTAACTAAATCAGAAACCGAAGTATAAATATCTTGTGGTATATCTGACGGTAAGACATTTACTTTCTTTGCAGTTTTCTCATCACGCATTAGTATTGAAAGTATTTGTAAACCGCTACAAGTTGCGTCCATAGACACGGGTAAATTACATTGGTAATCTAAACCTTGTTCTTTAAATTTTTTAAGATGATAACAAGCACTTAAAAATTCCATAGGCTTATCTGCAAAATTCCAAGCCTTATTATCTAAAGGTGCATCAGCGTAACTAATAAACTCGTCAAACTTTTCTTCTGTAAATTTATAACGATCATCAAAGGAAACTTTATCGTGTCCCCAAGTATTAGAAGCATGGACGAATAGCCAATACTTTCCTCTCTCGCCAAGCGGTTCAGCATTTGCGAAACCTATTAACGACTTAATTTTTTGGTCAGTCTGATATGTGATGGTAGTGCCGACAGGATATAGCCGACCCCTTGTGTCTGCAAACATAGCAAAATATATTCTTTCAAATTCTAAATACTCAATAGCTAAATCAATACTTACTAATGTATTTAATACTTTAGATTTTCTAGCAATCTCATCATTGTAAACTCTATTCAAATCTCTTTTGTATTTGATACGTATTTTAACATCAGTATCTACTGCGGGATCTCGGTAGACTCCCTTTGGTTTACCTTTCTCGTTAAGGAGGCTCTCTCTGTCTGGAAATTTACCTAATCTTAAATTATTATCCCAAATTTCTTTGAAGAGCTCAAACATTTCCCTGTCAATTTTAAATGGTACAGATTGCAAGTGGTTTACTGCATCATAGAAATCTTTAAGTTTCTTATTATCTAATGTGTGTAAATAGGTAAAATTATGAGTTTTAATTAAAGGTTGTTTAGTTAAATACTCGTTATGAAACCCACCATTAAAAGGCGTACTATACGACTTAGGTGGTATTACCATAGCTTTGTAATACGGAGTTAACACACTACATTGGAAACTATTTTCTTTTATTTTGTTTTCTATTTTCTCGTTAAGAACTAAGTAATTTACTGTCTTATGTTTTCCCTCTCTAACCAGCTTCAAATTGCAAAGACCAGTGCCTTTAATACACAGGTCAATTAACTTTAAACCAACTAAAGCTTGTTTTTTTAGATCCCAACTCTCTACTTCAATTTTGTACTTGTTCAAGGTATGAGAAAAAACTCGCTTACGGTGCTTAACATTACTAGTTCTTTTTAATAAATCCCTGAGTACGACTGTGTGAAGGTGAGGTTCTTTTGCTTTGAAAATCTTATTTTGAAGTTCAAGTTCAATCATACTACCTACTTGAACACCTGTTTGGGCTAGTGTTTTATTAGAAGCTATACAGTCAATAACAATTTTTAAAGTAATTAAAGATACTTTCTTAGCGTCATCAAGATCTCTTAACGGCTCTGCCGCAGTGTGTCTGCGACCTGCATTTTTATATTCATGTTTAATAAATTTTTCAATTGCCTCAGATAAAGGAATTAGCAATTGTTTCTGCACATATATAAATGGTGGTGTTACAGAATTTCTACCTTTCTCTTGGTTCTTTTTTTCTGAACGATTATATCTACTCCGACCCTCCACTATCATGGCGGTCTGTCTTTTATCTTCTATTTGTTCTAACTCACTCGTTGTTTTTATATTGTTAGTCGTCATGCCATCTCCAAGTTGTTGGGGCATTTAACTAGCTAAAGTATTTTAAGTCCGTTGTGTCTACCAATTTCACCACGAGGGCACGTTTCATTATACTTTATCTAGCTTATTTACCCATTGTTGTAAAACCCACTTATTGCATCTTTTAGATCGTCCTTTGTGGGGTGATTGTATCTTTGTGTCATACGAATATCTTTATGACCAACGATTTTCTGCACCACTTCTATTCCAATCTTCTTTTTCAATAACCGAGTTATGCAAGTATGTCTTAACGAGTGCATTACAAAATCTTTCTCGTGTTCCATACCTAGTTTTCTTCTGACCATTTGCCATGCGTGTTCCGCCATGTGAATAGTCAAGGGAAAAGGTTTCTCTAACCCCATCTTTCTTCTCTTAGTAAGTATCTTTTCAACACCGTCAAAAATAGGTACGAACCTTGATTCTGGTTCGCCACCACTTGGGTTTTTAGTATCAAGACAATGAAGAAAACCTCCTTCAACATCTTTCCACGTCAAACTCAATAACTCGCTAACACGACAACCCGTTAAGAGTAAACACTCCCACAGATCAGCTTCATCATCTTTAGATAACAAACGAGCAGTTAATAAAATCTTCTCTTGAAGTTCTTTACTAACTGTAAACTTTCGTTGGTTATTTTCTTTTTCATATTCAACAAGAGGTAAACCCCAAGTAAATCTGAAACCTTTTAGTCCCCTTGCCCAAGTGAATAACTTGGACATGGCGGCTAATTTTCTGTTTATCGTACCGTTCTTATAAGACAAGGTAGATTTGCAATGATGTTTAAACAACCTTACATTTTCAGTAGCACAATCATTTAGCATATTTTCAAAGCCATAAAATTGACCGAATATTTCTGCGTTTTTCACACTTCCTATTCCGTTTTTATGTCTTGACCACTCCATGTCGTACACCTGTCCTATTGCTTGTCTTACTGTTATTTTCCTGTCGAGCATAAGTCCTCCTATTAGTTCTTACCCCAACAACTTGAGAACCTTTTGTTTAACAGATTTTCCCTTACTTGTTAACACTAAAGTTCGTTGTCGGTAGTCCTCTGGATTTATTTCTTGTTTTAACAATCCAAGACCTACCCTATCTTTTCTTGTCTTAGCTATATCACAAAGGATATGCACACATCTAGAAACTCTAGATTTATCCATATCTGGAAAATAGCTTTTTATATTTTCGTTAATAATGCCCTCTTGAAAACACACTAATAAGAAAATAGCATAACAACTCACGTCAACTTTATCATCAATACTGCCAAAGATTTTTAGCAATTCTAGACCTTGCGACAATCCCCTTAAGTCTGTGTTTGTTGGTTTTTTCATTTTTATTTTATCTTTCTTTTTTTGCCTCTTTATTATTGAGTGAAGCCAAACACACTCATTTTTTTCATCTTTTATCGTTTATAATTGTCAATAACCAAGTTCCAATATAAAAATACAGACCCTGACTATTTGTAGCAAACCAAGATGATGACGGTATATTAACTTTTTTATTGAATTTTTCTAAACTCCAATAAACATTAAAGAAACTACCTTTAAATCTTTTTGTAACTAAAATCATAAAATAGTCCTTTCTTTTTAATTAGTTAAGTTTGGTGCGTTTTGTTTATTTATTAAATAGCAACCTTTAACATTACCAGTCGACACACTTGCGTTTTTAAATCGCAACTTTTTAACTGCTGTTTGATTACGTGTTGTATTATTATTTAATAGTGATTTCATAAATCTACCCCCTTTCTATTTGAGATCTTCTCTATACTACAACTAAATCAAAGTCAATATTAAAGTTGTTTTGCAATTGTAATTTTTTCTTAGTTTGCAATTGTGGCTTATGATAGTGATTTGAATTTTTTCATTTTTTAGAATTATTCTAAACTATAAAATTAAAAAAAATTAACCGTATTAACATTTTATAAAATAAGTCGTTAAGATTAAATTTAAATATTATAAAATTCTAGTTCAAAGAGTTCGTTTTTAAATCGTTATGTATAATTAATAATAGTTTTTATCTTAACGAGTTTTTAGCTTTATTCGTGTAGCATGATTTTTATTAAAAAAATTAATGTTGATCGTTATTAATTCTTAACGATTTATTTTATTAATAATACAGTTTAGCAATTATCATTATTTTTAGTCGTTAAGAGTTATTTAAAATTAAATGTTAATAAATGAAAATTGAGTAATTTCCCCCCGTGCTATGCTACATCAGATGTAAAAATTTAAGTCGTTAAGCTGATCGACTAAGTGCGAGTAAACCACCAATTATAAAAGTAACCGCCATCAAGGTTATTAAACTCAAATCATTAATAGATATAAAAAACATAATTAACCCAATAAAAAAAATACTAAACGATAATAACTGTTGCATATATCCACCCTTTTAAATTTGTTTTTTGATTTAATCGCTTACTCAATGAGGTCTAGTTCAAAGGTAAGCGATCAATTAATCAACCATGTTGCCTAAAGAACACACTTGTTGTATTTATGCAACAGTATCTATATAGCGATCATCTCAAAATAAACAAGCCCTTTTTAATTTAATTTTAGTTTTAATTTCCAGATAGTTGCATTATAAAGATAGTATTAATTAACTAACAAAAAAGAAAGTAGGTCTAGTATGTGTCTTATTATTCAAGGCAATCCAAAAAACATAAGTAAAGAAATAATCAAAAAAGCATTTAACCAAAATAGTGACGGGTTCTATTTAATGTATTTAGACAAAGTAAGTAATAGAGTTGTTACTAAAAAATTCTTTACTAAAAAAATAAATAAAATTCTAAAAGTATGTAAAGAGCATTTTAAAAAATGTGATGAGATCGGATTACATTTTAGAATTTCAACGGTTGGAATTACTAACAATCAAAATTGCCACCCGTTCCAAATATTAAATCAAGATAATGACAAGGCGGATTGTTTTCTTATGCACAATAGCCCTAGATTACCCGCCCCGTTATTATCCGATAAGTTTTCCGATACTTATTATTTCAGCAAAAATATTTTACGACCAATGTTAGTTGGTAAAATTGAATTGCTTAATAATAATGAGTTCGTTGAAACGATTGAAACTATTTCACAATCCGAGTGTGATAGCCGAATATTACTTTTAGATAATTATACTAAGTCATTTCAGTTTTTAGGAAAGTGGCATAGTCATAACGGTTTAAAATATTCTAACAGTTTAATTATTCCTAGTAATAATAATTATTCTAATCATTGGTCTAGTTATGAAAAACC